GTTCTTGAACAGCGTAAAGGTCTCCCGTGCCTTGTTATCAACTCTGTTCCCCAGTTTGTTGCTCAGTTGGTAGGCGATTGGAGAGAGAACAAGCGCAGTGTAAAGGTTCTTCCTACCGAAGACGGGGACAAGAACCTTGCCGACATTCGGGCTGACCTTGTCCGTTCGATTGAAACGCAGTCCAAGGCCGAAAGAACTTACGATAACTCGTTTGAATCTATGGTAGCCTGTGGTGACGGTGCTTTTCGTGTTGCTGTTGAGTATGCACGAGATGACGTGTTCGATCAAGACATCTTTATTCGTCCTATTGATGATGCTCTGGGCGTTGTTTGGGATAGATTGAGTGTTGATCCGACAGGTAGAGATGCTCGTCACTGTTTTGTTGATGATTTGATCCCTACAAAAGATTTTGAAAAGAAATGGCCCGATTCCAAGCCTTCAGAACTCTCTACCCGCGTCTACAACCAGATGGTTGGTCGCCGGTGGATTGAGCCTGATGGTGTAAGAATCACCGAATACTGGCGCATGATCGAACGTGATCGCATGTTAGTGTTGTTTGAAGACGGTTCTATCCGTTTTGTTGACAACAACCTCGATGATCTGATCGAAAAGCATGGCAATCCTATTAAAAGCCGGATTGCTCCTTGCTCTTATGCACAGATGCACCTTGTTACAGGGTTTGACATTCTTTCAGGCCCTTATGAATACCGTCTTAACCGTGTTCCGATTATTCGGATGACGGGCCGAACTATTAATATTGCTGGGCAACGTACTCGCTACGGTATTGTTCGGTTTATGAAAGACTCTGTACGTCTCCGTAACTTCTGGAGAAGCGTTGCAGCAGAGCAGCTAGGGTATGCACCTAAGGCTCAGTGGATCGCGCCACAGAGCGCTGTGGAAGGCCGTGAAGACGAGTTTAGACGTGCTCATCTAAGCCGTGATCCTCTCATGGTTTACAACGATGATGCTACTGCTCCGCCTGAGAGACTTGCTCCTCCGGCTATGCAGACTGCTCTTCACGAAGAAGCAGCTATTAACATCCAAGACATGAAAGATGTCACAGGCATTCATGATGCCTCGCTTGGTATTAAATCAAACGAGACTTCTGGCAGAGCTATCAACGCTCGTCAGCGTGAAGGCGACGTTGCGTCTATTACGTTTTATGACAATGGTAACGCTGCTGTTCTTGAGGCAGGGGATGTCATTAATCAGCTCATCAGTCAAATCTACGATGGTACGAGAATTATTCGTATTGTAGGTGAAGACGAAAAGATCAAATTCCTTAAGATCAACGATCCTAATGATCCTGACTCTCCCGACATGACAGTCAGTAAGTATGACGTGTCTCTTTCTACTGGTGCTAGTTATACAACCCGCAGGGTAGAGGCTGCACAAGCCATGATGGAAGCTGTTCAGGTATGGCCGCAATTGCTTCAGGTTGCTGGTGATCTTGTTGCTAAGGCGCAGAGTTGGCCCGGTGCTGATGAGCTTGCTGAACGCCTTAAGAATACTATTCCCCAGCAATTTCTTGATCCCGAAGACAGACAGCAGCCCGATCCTCAAGTACAGCAGCTTCAAGCTGGTGTTCAGATGCTCCAGCACGAGAACCAGTTGCTCAAGGAAGACAAGGAGATTGCTCTCAAGAAGCTTATTATTGATGTTTACAATGCTGAAACACAGCGCATTCGTGCTCTGTCTGACAACATGGTGGACGGAAACAACATCGAACTTCAGGGTATTAAGAATATTCTTGACACGGGTCTTTCTCTTCATGATGCTGGGCTTCAAGCCGACGCACAGGCACACAGTCAAAGCATGGCAGAAAAACAACACGAGCTTTCAGAGGCTCAGGCTAACCAACAGGCACAAACCTCAACATCTGGCGGGAGCCAGTAATGGAGAAAATGCCTAACTATATTTCAATGGAACTCATGGAAATATTAACCAAAATTAACAGCAACATCAGCGAAGTTAAAGAAAGGTTAGCTGGTCTAGAAGCTCAGGATCATTCTAATTCTATTCGCACGGTTATGCTGGAAGTAGAAAAAGAACGAGAACATAGGATTAAACTAGAAATAGAGCTTGCTAATATTAAAACTAAGTTAGCCCCATTGATTGCAGCCATCTCTATTGCAGGTGCAGGAGCAATTCAATTGGTAATACAAAACTTTCGCGCTTAACACTATACGAGACGGGGTAGGACCGCTATACCTACCCCACTTTCTCGCCCCTTAAAAATAGCAACGGTGAAGGACCGCAACAAACTCATGTTTGAACCTAACGATGATACTCCGACTGTAGCTGCAGATACTGATGATCTTAATGCTTTCGAAACACTCATGTTTGGTAAAGCCAAGACGCCTACTGAAGCCCCTAAGGAGGATCAAACCGACGCTGATCCTGTCGATGACAATGTTGCAGCTAAGGATGATACCAACGAGCCTGTCGATCTTGACGAAGATACTGACGAGCCTGAACTTGATATCAAGCCTAAGAAAACCAACAAAGTCCAAGAGCGGATCAACCAAGTTCTTGAACGAGAACGCCTACAACGAGAAAGAGCAGAGGCTCTAGAACGTAAAGTTAGCGAACTTGAAAGAGCTAGAGAGACTGCCACTACACAGACTAATGCTCCAGTCGTAGATAATGGACCAACCCCCGACGCTAGAAACGAAGACGGTACTGATAAGTATCCTCTTGGGGAGTTTGATCCTGCCTACATTCGTGATCTGACACGCCACACCATTCAGCAAGAGCAGGAAGTCGCTCGTAGGACAAACGAACAAAAACAGGCACAGCTTAATGAACAGCAAGCTCGTCAGGAATTAGATACACAGTGGAGAAGTAAACTCGAAACTGTTACTCAGACTCATGATGACTTCCTCGACAAAACAGTTGAGCTGGAAAGTGCTTTTGAAGGCCTCGACCCTAACTACAGCGACTATCTTGTGCAAACAATTAAGTCTCTGGATCACGGTCCTGAAGTCCTCTATTACTTTGCTAACAACCTGCCTGAAGCGCAGAAGTTTGTAAAGATGGGGCCTCTTGCCGCAACACTAGCACTGGGCGAATACAACGCCATGTTCAAAGGCCAGTCTCGTAAAGAAGCCGCTAAGGTATCTAGCGCTCCGCCACCGCCTCAGGTAAACAAAGGTTCAAATACCCGTAAGGCTGTGGCAGCAGATACTGATGATCTAGATGCGTTTTCTCAGGTATTTTTCTCTAAGAAACGCTAATCCACAAAAGGAAATTAATTAAATGGCTGTTGTAGTCGATCAAGCAAAACTGGTCCTTAATGCGTTTGCTGCTATTTTCCAGAACAATCTCGCTTCGGCGGACCTTGTGACTTGGAAGCAATATGATGGTGAACTTGAGGATCGTAACCGCCTGCAGATTGTTGAGCAGGTCGGTCCCCGCTTTGCTGTTACCCAAACCACCAACGGTGTTCAGGACCTCTCTTCCGGTGTTCAGGACGTTGTGTTCGGTTCCGAGCAGTTCGCTGTCAATCAGGTCTTCGGTTCTTCGATGGGCTGGGCAGACTTCGTCAAGGTTCGTGACATTAACGAAGCTCGCGAATCGCTTGCTATTAAGAATGCCGCTATCAATCTTGCAGAACGTATCGACGCCTATGTCCTTCGTGCTGCCATCCTCGCTTCGAATAACTGGACCGGTACTCCGGGCAACAACGTCGGTACTTACGACTCGGTTGCTGCGGCTTATACCCGTCTTAAGGAAGAGGGCGTAGACGATAACGATCTTCGCGCCATTCTGACTTATAACGATAAGCAGGCTCTTGGTAACTTCGTCGTGCAGGCATCTCAATCGTTCCTGCCTGACTTTGACGTGACTACCTTTAAGCAGGGCTTTGACAGCACTGTGGCTGGTATCCCGACTCAGTTCTCGCAGCAGGTCCCGACGATGTCTACTGGTACTCGTACTAACGGTACTGTCAACGGTGCCAACCAGAACGTGAACTATTCGGCAGTCTCGGTCTCGGGTTCGCCGGGTCAGTACATGACTCAGACACTTTCGGTCACGGGTCTTGGCGCTAATGCCACCGTGTTTGATGGTGAAGTGTTCACTATTG